CTGCAGATCGTTGTTGCCTCGTGGCTCGCGATCACGGTCATGTTCATGTGGAAGGGCTCGGCGTCTGACATTGCGTCGTATGGGGCCTCGGTACTACTACTCCTGGCCGGCTGGCTGGGCAGGGAATACCAGGCACGGAATAAGCCTGTAGACACCTCACAATAGGAAATTCCATGGATCACTACAAACACGACGAACAAGAGGTCGACGACAACGATCTGGAGGAGGGGTCCGAGGTATTGGATTTCGAGAATCTTGTCGGGGGCATGGAGTCCGTCGAGTCCGAGGAAGACGCAGCCAAGCGCAAGAACGAGCTTGCGGCGCGCCTCGACCAGTTCGGGGCGTCGCTTGCCAAGACCCGCTCAGATGCCATCAACGCCAGGCAGCAGTCGGGTATTGAGGACGAGTGGATCGAGGACGAGGAGTTCTACCAGGGCGTTGATGACGCCAACAGGAGCGAGGCCAAGGCCACCTGGCGCACCAAGCCTATGGGGCAGACGTCCTCGAGGCCGCCCACGGGTGGGACGAGAAGCACGGTGTTTCCCAACATCACCCGCCCTTACTGCGATGCAGCGGCGGCCCGTATTGCGGACATGCTGTTGCCGACAGACGACAGGTCATGGGGGATCAAGCCCACGCCCATCCCGGAGCTTCAGCAGAAGATTGACGACTACGACGACGAGAAGAAGCAGGCAGCGCCTGTTGCGCCGGTGCCGGCCCCCAAGATTGCCTCGACGTCTGCTCCAGTTGCCCCAGGCGGGCCTCAACCGCAAGGGCTGATACCGGGAGCCCAGCCGGCTCCCCCGATGCCCGAGGCGGCTCCTGAGCAGCCTGAGCTACCCAAGACCGAGAGGGATCTCGAGATTGAGGAGGCCAAGAAGGTCATGAAGGTCGCCATGGACAAGGCGGACAAGACCCAGACCAGGATTGAGGACTGGCACGTCGAGTGTCAGTGGCACGCCCATGTGCGAACGGTTATCGAGGATTCCTCGAGAGCGGGTACTGGGGTGCTGAAGGGCCCGATCCCCATGCTCAAGAAGGGGTTTCAGTACAAGGACGAGGTTACGCCGAGCGCAGACAATCCCAAGGGATCTGTTGCTGGTGTCTCGAAGACCGAGAAGATCAACCCTGGCTCGAAGTGGGTGGACTTCTGGAACATCTACCCGGATGGTGCCTGTGGGGACAACATCCACAACGGATCGTACATCTGGGAGAGGGACTACCTGACCCGCAAGCAGCTCCGTGAGCTGAGGGGGCGCGAGGACTACATCGACGATCAGATCGAGATGTGCCTCAAGGAAGGCCCACAGAGGGCCGAGGCGACGTACAAGGACACGCCGGACGGTAACGTGGACTCGCTCCTGGGCAAGGACAAGTTCGAGATCTGGTTCTTCCACGGGACCGCGGAGAGGGAAGACCTCGAGGCCCTGGGATGTGAGTGCGGCAACGAAGGCGACCCGTATGTGCCTGTAGTGCTCGAGATGGTGAACAACCGGGTGATCAAGGTGGTGATGAACCCCTTGGACACGGGCGAGTTCCCCTACGACGTGATGGTGTGGCAGAAGCGCTCCGGGTACTGGGCTGGCATTGGTGTAGCACGCCAGATCCGCACCCCGCAGCGAATCGTCACCGCGGCGACGAGGGCCCTGATGGACAACGCTGGCCTTGCCAGTGGGCCCATGATCATCTTCAGGCAGGCTGTGGTTACGCCGGCAGACGGCAACTACATCCTCGCACCACGCAAGATCTGGTACATCGCGGAGAACGCGACGGACATGAAGGACGCGCGGCACGCGATCGGCGTTGTCAAGGTCGACATGCTGGTCACTGAGCTGACGGCGATCGTCAACCTCGGCCTATCGATGGCGGAGGACGTCACTGGTATGCCGATGCTCATGCAGGGTCAGATGGGAAACAAGACTCCTGACACTCTGGGCGGGATGCAGATGTTGAACAACAATTCCTCGGCTGTCCTGCGGCGCCTCGCGCGCCTGTTCGATGACCGGGTTACGGAGCCGCACGTAAGGCGCTACTACCACTGGCACATGCAGTACGGGCCGGATGAAGAGAAGGGCGACTACTGCGTTGATGCACGGGGCTCGAGCGCTCTCGTAGAGAGGGACTTGCAGAACCAGGTGATCGGCCAGACGGCGCAGCTCTTCCTGGATCCACGCTACGGCAAGGATCCGAAGAAGTGGATGGACGAGTTCCTCAAGTCACAGAGGCTTGACGTCAACCGGTTCAACTACGACGACGAGGAGTGGAAGAAGGTTGTCGAGAAGATGTCGCAGCCGCCGCCCAACCCTGCAGTCGAGGTTGCGACGATCAACGCAGAGAACAGGATCACGCTGCAGCAGGCCAATGATGCCCTGCAGAAGACCCTGGCACAGGCGGAGACCGCTGCAGTTGCGCAGGAGAACGGGCTGGATCGTCAGCTCCAGATCATGATCAAGACCGCAGAGGAGAGCGGGAAGCGTGTCCTTAGCCTGGATGACGTGAAGAAGGTCGTCGGTGTTACGGTCATGAAGATCAAGGCGCAGCAGGAGTCTGAGCAGCGCGGCCGCCAACACCAGTCCCAGGAGGGAGACAAGGACAAGTTCCACTCCTCACGGGAGAGCGAGAAGGGTCACGCTGCAAAGCTGGCCTCCGACGCTATCAAGGGGTTCGAGCCCGCTGGGAAGGCCCCGAAGGGCCAGAGCTACACTAAATGAGTAATGAACTCGATTTGAAGATTTACCCCGCGGCTACTCTGGTAGCGAGGGGGTTCGTCAAGGGTGAGTCCCCGTACCGAAAGTTCGGCGCATCTGCGAACATCGGTACATCGGCAACGATGATCAACCACAGTGTTGTTGCTACGGTGCCTCACGTTGAGTTGACGGCTATACCGGTAGAAGTTCTATCGGCCAATGCGACAGACGATTCGGGCAACACCGGGGCAACGTCTTTGTTTATCGAGGGTGTGGGCGAGAACTGGCAGCTACAGTCCGAGACCCTGACCCTCAACGGCACCGCTGTCGTCAGGTCGACGAAGAACTACCACCACGTATTCCGTGGCTACGTCTCTGCCGTAGGAACGTACATGGGGAGCAACGCGGGGAACATCACCATTCGGGCGAACAATGCCGGGACCACATACGAGGTCATCGCCACCGGCCTGGGGCAGACCCTAACGACTGGGTATATCGTTCCGCTGGGCTATACGTTCCTGGCCGAATCTGTCCACATGACGGTGCTGTCTACACAGGTCATAAGCTACACCTGGTGGCAGGTTCCGAACATCGATGACACAACGACAGAGTTCAGCGGTGCCAAGAGGGTCGTGCAGCTATACGCCGGGATTAATGGTCCGGCTGACTTCGATTACACACCGCAGATCTCCTTCCCGGAGAAGACGTTGATATGGTTCACGGGGATAAAGAGCGGAGGCACTGGCTCTGGATCGGTAGAGATTATTGGAACGCTGTCCAGGAACATTGTGCAGCCATGGTAAAGCCGCGCTGCGTGAGGATAGCTCTCGCGCGAGTGCGAATGTTTTTCAGGGCAATCAGGAGGATGTATGCGCCTAAGCAGATCTGAGTCACAGAGTGCCCTATGGAAGCTTATAGAAGGACACCTCGAGGAAAGGCTGTTGAGCCTCAGGGAGAAGAACGACAATCCCGCAGACGGTGAAACGACTGCGCACACCCGCGGAAGGATCGCGGAAGTAAAGGATCTCATGGCCCTGGCAATGCCAGCGCCAGAGTTGGAGCCTGACATCCTGGACTAGAGGATCTCGGGTACTGCCACCTTCGGGTGGCTTTTTTTTGCGAGGTAATTAAATCGTGAGCGAAATCGAAAAAACTGCAGAAGAGCTGGAACAGGAAGCCAAGGACAAATCGGAACTTGAAGCGAAAGAAGCTGAAGAAGGCTTCGCTGCTGGGTACAAGACTGCGCACGGATCCTCGGATCCCTCCGCTGATGTGCTCTCAGAGAAAAAGCTTGAGGCCGAACCCGAGGCACTCCCTGCCGACGAAAATCCTAAGGAAGACGCTCCTGTAGTCGAGGCCGCGGCTGAAGAGGCCCCGGTGGTCGATGAATGGGAAGGCGTACATCCTAAGGTTAGGCAGTATCTTGAAGGGATCACATCGCAGGTAGAGGGCGTAGGCCGAGAGGCCAAGGCCGCAACTGGCCGCGTCGCAGCAATTCAGTCCGCTATTGATACCGGCAAAGCCGCCGCTACCAAGAAGGGGGCCGACGAGCCGACCGAAGCGCAGGTTGCACAAGCCTTGTCTGATACCGAGTCGTGGACTGAATTCGAGTCTGAATTCCCCGACTTTGCGAAACCCATCAAAGCTCAACTTGGGGCCATCCGAAGCGAGATCGCTAAGGTGAAGGCTCCCTCCATAGATACGGAGGCAGTTAAAAAGACACTCACGGAAGGCGTCGATACACGTATCGACCGAGGCATTGATATCGCTGAAGAGCGGGTCATGTTGAGGTTGAAACATCCGAACTGGCGAAGCGAAGTGGCGAAACCTGAATTCAACGCCTGGGCTAATGCCCAGCCCGAGGAGATCAAGGCGCTGCGTGCGAGCTACAAATCGGAAGACGCTATCAAGCTGATCGATGGTTGGGTGGCCCACAATAAAAAGGCCACTGCTAGCGTCGAGAAGCGGAAAGAAAACGAACGCCGGCTGAGAGGAGCGCTACCCCCCACGGGGACACCGCTCGTACCTCAAACTGGCACATCCGATGATGACGCCTTTGCGCGCGGCTATAAACGTGCCAGGGGTTCATAACCAAATCAGGAGCCAATCATGGCTATTCATGCCTATACCACCCAAGCGGGTCGAGTAAACGAGATCAAGGGCGAAATCCTCGCCCACGCCGAGCCCGTTGAAGTCCTTGCTCTGGGTTGCACGATGAAGAAAATGCCCAAGAATGCGGGCGACAACATCAGCTACCGTCGGTGGCTGCCCTATGGTGCGACAAGCGGCCAGAACACCCAGAACCGTCCGACTGTGAGCGCGGTTGCTCACCTTCTGTCGGAAGGTGTTACGCCGACTGCGGACACGATGACTCCGGTCGACGTGAACGTGGTCATCTTGCAGTATGGCTGTCTGTACAGCTATACCGATAAGACGGCCGAGCTGTACGAAGACGACGTCCCTGCGGAGATGAAAATTCAGACTGGCGAGCGTGTCGCCCTTCTGCGCGAGATGATTCGTTTCGGTGCGCTCAAGGCGGCGACGAACGCGATCTATGCGGGTGGAACGACCCGTGCGACGGTTGACGAGACGATCAGTCTCAATAACCTCCGTCAGATGGCGAAGACTCTGCTTGCGAACCACGCGAAGATGAAGACCCGTATCCTTGCGCCGGGCCCGAACTACGATACCAAGGCGGTGGAAGCCGGCTTTGTCGTGTTCGCGCACACGGACATGGAACCGGATATTCGTGATCTTCCGGGCTTCACGCCTGTGGCGAAGTATGCAAATCGTCAACCGATCAGCCCGTATGAAATCGGGATGGTGGAGCGTTTCCGCTTCATCGGATCGCCGGAACTCGCGCCGTACCTGGCGGGTGGTGCGACGAGTTCAGGCACGGGCATGGTGTCCGCGGGTGCGTCCAAGGTTGACGTGTACCCCATGATCGTGTGTGCCGAAGATGCGGCATTCGATATCGCCCTGCGCGGTGCGGATTCGCTCAAGGTGAATCACCTTCCCCATACCCATGTCGACAAGTCCGACATGCTGGGTCAGCGTGGTTACATCGGCACGGCGTTCTGGTCGGCTGTCTTAG